CAGAGAAAAATACATTGATGAATCTTTAAAAACACAAGTAGTTACTGATGAAACTAGAAGAAAAATATCTGAAAAAACTACTGGTGTACCAAAAACAAAAACTGAAAAATTGTTAAATTCTCATAAAAGAATGATAGGTAAAATGGCAGGTTCTGGTAATCCAATGTATGGTCGAAAACAATCTGAAGACACTAAAAAGTTAATTTCTGAAGCAAACAAAGGCAAAAAGAGAACAGAGGAACAGAAACAGAAAATAAGTGAATTGTCTAAAGGAAGAAAATTACCGCCAGGAACACATTCTGGAGAAAAAAATGCAATGTTTGGTAGAAAACATTCAGAAGAAACTAGAAGAAAAATAAGTGAAGCTGGCAAAAGAAGACACTTTCAAAAAGATATAAATAGAACATAATATTAATACTACCCGAGGAGAACTAAAATCGCAGGTTTTGCCGAAATCCACATAGAACAAGGAGCTAACTTCACAACGACTGTGACAGTTAATGGTTCAGATGGTTCTCCAACAAATCTAACAAGTTACACTGGTGCGGCTCAGATTCGCAAGTCATATTATTCAACAACAGCAAATAATTTTACTGTTACAATTTCCAATGCGGCCGCAGGAGAATTAACTGTGGCAATGAGTGCAGCCAATACTGCAAATTTAACACCGGGAAGATATGTTTATGATTTGCTCATAACAAGCCCAACAAACATAAAAACCCGTGTTGTTGAAGGCATTGTTACTTTACTTCCATCGGTTACAAGATAATGGCAACAACAGTAGTCATTAATAGTAGTCCGGCCACAACGGTATCATTGAAGCCCGCTAACAAAACATTTGCTTCTCTTTCAGTTGCACCATCAGCAAATATTGGTTTAGGTAGTTTAAATAATGTTGATGTATCTGGTGCTGAGAATAATGAAGTTTTGGTTTTTGACCAAGCAAATAATAAATTCGTTGTTGCGCCAATAACTTTGGATGCAAACACTAACATTGCCAATATTAATGGCGGACTTTTTTAAAATAATAAGGACATAAACAATGGCCAATACAGTAATTCAACTAAAATTTTCAGAAGTAACTTCGGCACCAGCAACGCTGAATGTCGCAGAACCTGCATATTCTAATAACTCTAATAAGTTGTTTATTGGTCTTGCCGGTAATCAAGTTATTGCAATTGGTGGTAAATACTACACAGACTTAGTAGATGCCGCTACTGATGCAAATACAGTCTCTACGATTGTAAAAAGAGATGCATCAGGTATCTTCTCTGCAACAGCAGTTAGAGCATCATTGTTTGGTAATGCGAATACTGCGGCCACATGGCAGACTGCAAGAACAATTGGTGTCTCTGGTGATGCCAACGGCACAGTCTCTATTGACGGTTCTGCAAATGCAAACATTCCATTAACACTTGGTGACACAGCTGTTACCGCAGGTGCATACGGTTCTGTAACACAAATTCCAACATTCTCTGTTGATGCAAAAGGTCGTATTACTTCTGCTGCCAATGTTTCAATCTCCACATCTCTTTCGACTGCTGGTGATACAGGTACAGATACAGTTGCTCTCGCTACTGACACATTGACATTTAAAGGTGCAGACGGCATCACAACAAATATGGTATCAGCGAATACCACTTTGATGATTGATGTTGACAATACTGTTATTCGAACATCTGGTAGTCAAACAATCTCTGGTGACTTGGCAATTACAGGTAACTTAGTTATCTCTGGTAACACAGTCACACAAGATGTTGAAACAATGAAAATTGAAGATTCATTAATTCAACTTGCCGCAAACAACGCAGCTGATGCTGTTGATATTGGTTTCTTTGGCCAATATAATGACGGAACAACAAAATACACCGCATTGTTCCGTGATGCATCTGACTCTGGTAAATATAAACTTTTAACTGGTGGTACAACTGTTCCATCAGCAGCAAACTCAGTAGACCCAACATCATATTCTACTGCTACATTAGTTGCAAATATTTCTGGTGGTACAGTTTCAGGTCTGTCTGCTGACATTGCAGTTGCAGATGGTGGTACTGGCGCAGGTACATTTACTGCTGGTGGTATCATTATGGGTAATGGCACTGGTGCCTTGTCCGTTCTCGCAAATAGCACTTACACCTTAACTGGTGGTCTTGCTGCTGCGAATACTATTTCAGCACTCACAGTTGATGCATATGGTCGAGTAACTGCTGCGACTGGTGCTGCGATTGCAATTGATACGGCTGCAATTACTTCGGGTACATTAGCTTATGCAAGAGGCGGTACTGGTTCAACATCATACACAACAGGTGCATTACTTGTTGCTGGTGCTACTGGATTAACTTCATTAGCTAATTCAACTTACACTTTAACTGGTGGTCTTGCTGCTGCAAACACCATTTCATCACTTACTGTTGATGCATATGGCCGAGTAACTGCGGCAACTGGTGCGGCCATTGCGATTGATACTGCTCAAATTACTTCAGGTACAATTGCTGATGCAAGACTACCAACCAAAGGTACTGCTGGTACATACGCAAATGCTTCTCATGTTCCAGTTATCACAACCGATGCTTATGGTCGTGTAACTGCCGTAACCAACACCGCTATCGCAATTGACACCTCTGCAATTACTTCTGGCATCTTAGGTGTCACAAGAGGTGGTACAGGATTCTCATCGTATACTGCAAACGGTGTTATCATTGGTGGCGTGACAACTACATCTGCACTAACTTCTGTTGCATCTTCTACTGAAGGCCATGTGTTACAGATTAGTTCAACTGGTGTACCAGCATTTGCACATTTGAATGGTGGAAGTTTCTAATATATAATTAATACTATGAAAGGGTTTTATTATGTCAGATGTAAATTTTATCAATGCCTACAATGAAGTAGTCTTAGAAAACTTTACTGCGGTTCTGAAACAGAATTTTATGTTTCAAACTCAAATTAGATTTCTTGAAGAACGGGTAAATACAATTCCTGCGCTTGAAGAAAAAGGTAATTTATACGATTCTGTTGTTAACGAAAAGTCAGAATTACAAAACAAGATTTCATCTTTAACTTCAGAAGTTGAAAATAAAGATACCATTATTAAGAATTCAAGTAATAGTGATGCGGATAAACATCGTCTACAGACTGCATTGAATGAACAGGCAAAGGAACTTGAAAGACTGAGTAATAAAGTTACCGATATTGAAAAAGTTATTGCTGATAAAAACTATTACATCAAACAGTTAGAAGACATGCTACCAAATTCAAAAAGAAAAAAACTAGGTTTAGAAGTAATTGAATCCGCCAAAGAAGAAGTTGAAGAAGTGAAATCTACTGAGAAAGTTTCTCCAAAAGAAAATAATGTTGTTTTGAAAGTTGAATCGGCCGGCGGAACTTTCTAAGCATGGCAAATACAGTCATTGCAGTCCGTTCTTCGGGTACAGCGGCCGCTACTCCTTCTTTAGGTATTATTGCTAACGGTGAGATTGCTCTCAATTTTGCCGATGGTATAATTTACTATAAGACTTCATCGAACACTCTTGGTTCGATTAGGACAACTCAGCCTGCCGGTCTTACCACAGAAGTTCAATACAATGACGCCGGTTCTTTTGGCGCTAACGCCAACTTCACATTCAATAAAACGATTGCAACACTTAATGTAAAAAACATTAATGTTTCAACAAACTTAACCACAGTAAATTTAACCGCAACTAGTATTACAACTGGTACTGGTGTTGGTGGTATCATTGCAGGTGCGAATGTAATATATTCAAATATATTTGTTGCTAATAGTACCACAACTTCAATATCAAATTCAACTGGTTCCATTATTTCAAATGGTGGTCTAGGTGTTAAAGGTAATGTATATGCGGATGCAGTTTATGATGGTGGGATTGAGGTAATATTATTCGCAAATCAAGCGTTCAATCAAGCCAATTCTGCAAATGTATTAGCACAAGCCGCATACAATCAAGCAAATTCCGCATTATCAAACACCAATCTGAATGTTTCTGGAACACTCAGAATGTTAAATCAAGGTGGTGATGAAGGTGGTGAATTATTTTTAGATAAACCAGTTACAAATACATCTTTATCAGCTGGTATAACAATTGACATTTATCAAAATAAATTAAGAATTTTCGAAACTGGTGGTAGTGTTCGTGGCGTCTTTATTGACATGGCAAACGGTGCATCGGCCGGAGTTGGTACAGACTTATTAAATCCTGCTTCAACACCAGATACAGTAGCAAGAACTACTGCCAATGCGGCTTTCGATAAAGCAAACTCAGCAAATGTATTGGCACAAGCCGCTTACAATCAAGCGAATACAGATTTTACAACAATCTCTACTACTGCTGGAGTTTATGGTAACGCAGCTTTTCATCCGGTTGTAACACTCGCAGCAAATGGTCGTGTAAGTTCAATTACTAATACTGCAATTGCAATTTCTGCGGCCGCAATTACTTCTGGTACATTAGGAATTGCACAAGGCGGCACTGGAGGAACAACAGTTGCAACTGCACAAGCATCCCTTCAAGTTGATCCATTAGGAACTGCTGTGGCACTTGCGATTGCACTAGGATAAAGGAATAAATATACCACTATGGCTAAACCTACAACAAGACAAACATTTAAAGATTACTGTCTAAGAAGACTTGGTCATCCTGTTATTCAAATTAACGTGGATGATGACCAAGTTGAAGACCGTATTGATGACGCACTTCAATTTTTTGAAGACTACCATTTTGATGGTTGCGAAAAAATTTACATGAAGCATCAATTCACACAAGCTGATATTGATAGACGATGGATTTATTGTCCAGACCCTGTAATCTTTGTAACTGCCGTTCAAGGATTTGATGATTCAACATCTTCAATTAACATGTTTGATTTGCGTTATCAATTACGTTTGCATGACCTTTATGACTTCACATCGGTGTCGTATGTGTCATATGAAATAACCATGCAACACCTTCGCACATTAGAATTGTTATTCTCTGGTACACCACAATTCAGGTTCAATCGTAAACAAAATAAAATCTTCCTTGATATTAATTGGGATAGTGACGCACAAGTAGGTAAGTATGTTATTATTCAATGTATGCGAGCAATGAGACCAGATACGGTTACATTAACAGGTACATTAACAGGTACAACAAGTTCTAATACAATGACAGGAACATCAACAATATTTGACCAAGAAATACTTGAAAATGATTTCATAACATTGTCTGATGGACAAGAAGTTCAAGTTCGTAAAATTAATTCACCAACAGAAATTGTTCTTGCGAATGCTTTGAGTGCAAACGTAACTGCTGTTACAATGACCAAAGCCGGTGTTTCGGATGTTTGGAATGATAAATTTTTAAAGAACTATGGCACTGCTAAAATTAAATATCAATGGGGAACTAACCTTTCCAAGTTTGCGGGTATTCAAATGCCTGGTGGTGTGACTTTAGATGGTCCAAGAATCATGCAAGAAGCTCTTGAAGAAATAAACAAACTTGAAGAAGACATGTACAATTTCAATTCGTTGCCGTCTGAAATCTTTACTGGTTAAATAGGAGTTAAAAATTTCTACTAACTTCTACTTCAATAACTTTCCGTTAGAACAAATCACCAGTGAGCAATTACTGGTGGAGGACCTTGTTATTGAAGCAATGCAAATTCATGGTATGGATGTTTATTATCTACCAAGAACAAGCCGTGATTCTGTAGATATGCTATATGGAGAAGATACTCTCAAACAATATCTAACCGCATATCCGATTGAAATGTACCTTGAGAATGTTACAGGTATGGATGGTGAAGGTGATTTCATTTCTAAATTTGGTTTAGAGATTAGAGATGAACTTAGTTTATTAGTATCACGCCGCAGATTCAAGTATGCAACTGGTGCATCAAACCTTATCAGACCAAGAGAAGGTGATTTGGTTTATATTCCCTTGATTCAAAACTTTTTTGAAATTTCATTTGTGGAACATGAGGATAACCAAGCAATGTTTTACACATTAGGTCGTGGACGTGGCGGTAATGTATATGTTTATGCATTAAAAATGAAACAGTTTGTGTTCTCAGAAGAAGTTATTAATACAGGCAATGATGAAATTGATGCACAGATTCGTGATTCATATGCGAGAACACAACTTTCATTAGCCGCAGGCGGTTCAGGTACATTTGTAGCAGATGAGATTGTTTATCAAGGAACAACTTTAGCTAATGCCACGTTCCAATCAGTTGTTTATGATTTCACAACCTCAACAAGAAAATTGAATGTTATTCGTACAATAGGAACTTTTGCAAACAATACATTAACAAAAGGTGTAACAAGTAATGCATCTTGGACTTCATCAAGTACTGCAAACACATCATACAATGACAATACTGCCTTTGAAGATATTATGGATAACTCTTTAATTGAAGGCGAATCAGATTCTATAATTGATTTTAGTGAACACAATCCTTTCGGTGAGGCTTAAAAATGCTTGGTAATGCACCATTTTATAATAGAACAATACGCAAAATAGTTGTTGCGTTTGGTACAGTTTTCAATGACATTTATTTGGTTCGTTATACCAAAGATGGATTAACTGCAAAAGAAACTATTAAAGTTCCTTTGAATTGGGGTGCAAAAGAAAAATACATAACAAGATTAACTTCTGACCCAACATTAACTAAATCAATTGCAACAACTCTTCCTAGAATTTCATTTGATATGACAGGAATGAGTTATGATTCAAGCAGAAAATTGCCAACAACAATGCGTAATTTTTCTGCAAACGATTCAACTTCGGTGAAAGCACAATATGTTTCTGTGCCTTATAATTTTGATTTCTCATTATCAATCTATGTAAGAAATACAGAAGACGGCACACAAATTTTAGAACAGATTTTGCCATTCTTCACACCAGATTTTAGTGTGACTGTAGATTTTATTCCATCTATGGAACCAAAATATGATATGCCTATTATTTTGAATTCAGTTTCAAATGAGGTAGATTATGAAGGTGAAATGATGACCACCAGAATGATTATTTGGAATTTAGAATTTACTGCAAAAGGACATATCTGGCCTCCAATTAAAACTGGTAAAATTATTACTACTGCCAATACAAACCTATTCATTCAACCAAACAGTACACTTGAACAACAAGTCTCTGTTGACTTTGCAAATGGTGTTGGCCGATTCTCTGATTCAGAAACAATTAGAGTACAAAATAAAGATGTATATGGCAGAGTTACACATTTCAGTAATTCAAATAATGGCATATTGGTTGTAGAAAGTCTTAACGATTACTTGGAAGTTGGTGATGTTGTTCGTGGTGACTTCACTGGCGCAACATTCACAATTAAGACTGCCGATAAAACACCATTATTACTGTCTACAATAAACACAAGACCTAAGCCAATAAATGCGCTGCCAGATGATGAGTTTGGATTTTCTGAAATAATAATTGATGGACCTTCTACATAATGAATAAATTAAACCAAACACTATCAGAGGTTCTTGACGTTGAACCTATTGATTATCAAACAACAGAAATTGTTAAAGCCAAAACACCTTCTGAAGATGATGCCGATTTTGCACGAACAAATATTAGAGATTTGATTTCAAAAGGTAATACTGCAATCGACAATCTACTTCAAGTTGCTACTGCATCAGAACATCCAAGAGCATATGAAGTTGCCGCAGGACTGATTAAAAACTTGGCAGATTTAAATAAAGATTTGTTGGAAATTCAAAAACGAAAAAGAGATTTGGATCCAACACAATCAAAAAGTAATTCAACTACGAATATAGATAAAGCTGTGTTTGTTGGGTCAACAACTGAACTTGTTAAATTTCTAAAGAACAATAAATAGGAATACTATGGAACAACTAATACAACAACTCAAAGTAATTTTAGGTACAAACTTTGCTTTGTATCTAAAGGCCCACAATTATCATTGGAACATTGAAGGTTCTAATTTTTCTCAATACCACGATTTCTTAAACACATTTTATACTGGAGTATTTGCACAAACTGATTTGATTGCAGAACACATAAGATATTTGGATTCTTATGTGCCAGGTTCAATGGAAAGATTTTTAGAATTGGCAGATATTGAAGAAGCAGTTGATAATATTCCAACTGCACAATCTATGATGCAGAATTTAAAATATGATAATGACAGATTCATCATACATCTTCGTGCAGGTATTGCCGCAGCTGACCAAGCAAATGAACCAGCAGTAGGTAATTTCTTACAAGACCTTCTTGGTGCTCATCAAAAACAAGCTTGGATGCTTCGTAGTCTAATTAAATAATATGATAGATGCTGGTGGATATCTTGGAAACGCCAATTTGAAACGAACTGGTGTAGAAATATCTTACACCGAGGAACAAGTTGCCGAGATTATAAAATGTACTGAAGACCCTGTTTACTTCATCAAAAATTATGTTAAGATTGTTAACGTAGATAGAGGTCTTATTCCATTTGAAATGTGGCCATTCCAAGAGGACATGGTTACAACATTCCACGATAATCGTTTCTGTATTGCAAAGATGCCTCGACAGGTTGGTAAAACAACTACGACTGTCGGTTATATGTTATGGTCTGTATTGTTCCAAGATGACTACAGTATTGCTATTCTTGCTAACAAAGGTTCTCTTGCTCGTGAAATTTTAGGTCGTATTCAATATGCATATGAATATTTGCCTTTATGGTTGCAACAAGGTATTATTGTTTGGAACAAAGGTAATATTGAACTAGAAAACAAATCTAAAATTGCCGCATTTGCAACATCCGCATCTGGTGTTCGTGGTGGTTCTTATAACCTAATCTTCTTAGATGAATTCGCTTTCGTTCCAAAGAACATGGCAGATGAATTCTTCACATCAACATACCCTGTTATCTCCTCTGGTAAAACTACCAAAGTTATTATTGTTTCAACACCATACGGATTGAATCATTTCTACAAGATGTGGGTGGATGCGATAGAAGGTCGTTCTACTTACAAACCATTGGAGGTCCATTGGTCGCAAGTGCCAGGACGTGATGCGGCTTGGAAGGATGAAACGATACGAAACACTTCCGAGGAACAGTTCCGGCAAGAGTTTGAAACAGAATTTATCGGGTCATCGGCAACTCTTATATCTGGTGCTAAACTGCGTAGTCTGGCATTCCACAATCCGATATCCTCAATTGAAGGATTTGATATATATGAGGAACCTATTAAAGACCACCTCTATATTGCCACAGTAGACTGTGCCGAAGGTGTTGAACAAGATTATTCTACCATTAATGTGTTAGATGTATCTCAAACACCATATAGACAGGTTGCTAAATATAGGAATAATAAATTACCTTTATTGTTTTTCCCAACCGTAATCTATTCGATTGCCAAGAAATACAATGAAGCATATGCTTTGATTGAAACTAACAATATCGGCCAACAAGTGGTTGATATTCTACACTATGATTTAGAATACGAAAACATTTATAAACTAGAACACCATCACATCAAAGGTCAAAGCATTTCTGGAGGATTTAGAAGAAATGCATCTTTTGGTATCAAAACAACAAAATCAGTTAAGAAAATCGGATGTGCCAACTTAAAAACATTGGTAGAAAACGATAAACTGATTGTAAATGATTTTGATACTATTGCCGAGATGAACACTTTTGTCCGAATCCGTGACAGTTATGCTGCGGAAGAAGGAAACAATGACGATTTGGTGATGGGTCTGGTTATTTTTGCATGGTTGACGGCGCAGACATTCTTTAAAGACAGTACTAATATTGATATAAGAAAATTGATGTTAGCAGAACAGAATATGTTAGTTGATGAAGATTTGGCTCCAGTAGGCATATTTGATAATGGTCTCAAAGAAGAAATCATTATTGATAGTACTAATGGAGATGTTTGGTCTGAAAGAGGGTATACCTCATCCTCAACTTTCTAAAAAACTAAATAGACAATAAAAGAAAAATTGACTCACAACTAAAGGAGAAATCCAATGGCATTTCAGCTCTCACCAGGGGTAAACGTATCAGAAATCGACCTGACTACAATTGTCCCTTCAGTCGCTACCTCAATTGGCGCATTTGCAGGACCATTTGCGTGGGGTCCAATCGGTGAAATTATTACAATTTCTGACGAAGTTCGCCTTGCCGCTACTTTCGGCAATCCAGACTCAACAAATTATGAATATTGGTTCTCAGCAGCAAACTTCTTAGCATACACTTCCAACTTAAAAATTGTTCGTGCGGCTAACATTACAACAACAAGAAACGCAACCGCTAATGGTGTTAACAATGTTGCACTCATTAAGAACGAAGCTGATTACCTAGATAACTGGTCTTCTGGTAATACCGTTTACGGTGTTGCTGCGGCTCGTTATGCAGGTGAAATCGGTAACACATTAAGAGTTTCCATTGCCGATGCAAACACATATTCAGGTTGGATATACTCAACACAGTTTACTTCAGCACCAGGCACATCTACCTATGTTTCAAACAAAGGTGGTTCACTTGATGAAGTTCACGTTATCGTTGTTGACGAAGACGGATTATTCTCTGGTACAAGAGGAACAGTCCTAGAAAAATTTGGATTCGTATCTAAAGCTTCTGACGCAAAAGACGATTCTGGTAATAACAATTACTACAAACAAGTA